TATGTTTCCTAAATATATAAAATTCTCATTATTTGTATAAGGTGGTAAGAATTCATCTACTGCATTACTTACAGATTCTATTCCTGCAAACATTCCAAAAGGTATTTGAAACTTATTAGCACAGTCATCTATTACTAAGTAGTCTTTTGCCATTTGAGGATAGGTTTTTAAATCTGATTTGATTATCTCATATTCATGTCCACCATCTATATATACAATGTTATATTTATTATTTACAAGTTTAATTATCTCTTCATCTGTGCTTAGTCCTTTGATTATTTTAGGCTGAGCAAGTTTAAATTTACTATGCAATAACTTAATATCTGCAGCGTAATCACTTTCCCAATGTCCATCAGTAGAATCTAAAGGAGTTACTCCATAGCAAGTACATTTCTTTCCTGCTAACTTTGCAAGTAATTTAATTAAAGCTAATGTTTGACCTCTAAATACTCCTATTTCTAAAAAGGTAAAGTTATATGGCATCTCATCAACTATTAATTTCCACATCCAATAGAATGACCTTTCACCAAATCCAAATGCATTTGTTTCTACAAAGTCCCTCAACTCTTTTAATTGAAGTACTTCATTTGTTTTATTGCAAAACTCTTCATGGATTTCTCTGTTCCAATCTTGAGTATTATTAAATTCTATTTTCATTTTAAATTAAATCATAGATGAATTCCATATTTGCTTTACCATTGCCATGAATGATTACAGGTCTTGTTCCAACATTAGTCAGCATTCTATTCTCTAACAATATATAATCTTCATCTTTTAATATTCCGCAAAGTGTTTGGAAGCATTGCCTATCATAATCTAAACTCAATCCTCTTTTAATTACTTGGTCGGTCATCCATCTTTGGTCATCTGCATCATCTTGGATTGGTTCTCTTTCCATTAACATCTTAAACAATTCTGATTGCATAAAGTATGTTCCTGAGTTGCAATACTTGAACTTATGTTTTGATGCAGGATAATCTCCTTCTCTTGCAATATCCGGCCAACAATTAATCTCTGTGCTTATTAGGCTTGGTGATTTAATCTTACTCATGAACTCTTCTTCATTTCCTAAAAAGAAAGTATCATATCCATCAACGAAAATAAATTTATCTACTTTTGGATTCTCATGCAGATAAGCGTTCAAAGTATTTAACTTAGTTCCAAATCCTCTCCAACTTGCTTGAATGATTTCATAATCCCAACCAAAATGCTTCAAAGACTTTTCTAAATGATAGGCTCTATTCTTATCATCAACTACTGATATTACTTTACAACTCATATTTTAAATTTATTGTTCCATTAATTAATCCTTGCTTCATATAATTGAAAGCATCCATCTGTTCTGTTGCGTGTTTTCTTTTCCAATTGGCATACTCATTTTTTCCTTCATCAATATGGTCTATCTCTATATGAGGTAGGAAGCAGCATTTAAAACCTGCTAACTTAGTTCTAATACTCATCAACGTATCATCAAATCCGTATTTAGTTGGCTGCATTAAACCACCAATCTTATCTATTAATCTCCAATTGTGCAGCACACAAGTTCCCATTACTCCTTCCACATCTTCCACGATTATCCATCTATTACCATTGGTATGTGGTAACATTCTTAGATGAGATTTAAATTGGTCATTACGATAGGGATTTTCCATTAGGTCTTTTCTCTTTAAAGCAATCTGCCCAATCTTTGGGTCAAAACTAACTGCCTCTTCCAACTCTTCTACCCATCCGTAATTGCTTATCTCAACATCATTATCTATTTTAATGCAATGTTGATTTGGCTTTCTATTCTTCCAAGCCATATTAATAGCTTTTGATGTTCCGATATTTTCGGACAATTCAATTAATTCAATATTCCTATTTGTACATGTTAAGAATTCACTTATGAAATCCTTAGTTTCTTCGCATGAATTATTATCTACTATTATCAATTGGTTATTATCCCAATCAACTGTTTGAAATAAACTATTCAAAGTTCTTTTAGTATACTTGCTTCTTTCATTCTCCTCAGTATCGTGGCAACACATAGCTATCATCGCACACATAAAGCCTCCTTATTTTTTATTTTTGTTTCTATACTCCTTTTATGGGCTTCTTTAAATTTTTCTTTTGCTTCGTCAGACCATTTAAATCCGCCTCTTTTGTGACCTTTTTGTGAATTACTCATTTTAATTTTTGTTTCTTCGCTTACTTTAATTACACCTTTTAATCCCTTATTCCATGCTGGTTTTTGTCTTCTTTTTTCTTTTTGTTCTTCAGTCCACTTTCTTCCTTTACCACTTTTATAAAAGCCTTTAATTGTTTTTGCTTTTTCTCTTAACTTTTGCTTTCTTTCTTCTGTATGTTTAACTCCATTTCCTCCGCAATGTCCACCTGATGAAATATTAGTTAAATTAGGTAATTGGCTAATCCAAAAACATTCTCTTTCCACCCATATATCATTATCAACTTCCTCTATTAATTCAATTATTGGCCTAACATTTTTATTTAAAAGGCTTTTTATCCATGCTTCTTTGTGGGTATGTTTTTTAGCAATCTTACTTTGCCTTATATGAACTTTAAGCCTATCATTTAGACTTGTTATTGTTTTTCCAACATATCTTATTTCATAGGATATTGGGTCAATTAATTTATATATTTTAACCATATTCAAATATAGGTAAGTTTTTTATTAATTGCTATGAGTGCCATTACTTTGCTTTTGGTCTTCCTAACTTTGGTTTTACTTCTTCTGTTGGATGTTCCTTTTCATAGTTCATGACCCATCTATTCATATCTACAAGTACATTGATGTTACAGCCTGAACAATTACCCGGTCTGATGCCTGTGATATTAGTAAGTAATTCTTTCATTTTCATTAATTGAAATGAAGTGCCAACCCAATCAGATTCGTTTCTAAAAATCTCAATCAACTGAAGCAAGGTAAATCTATCACCTGTGTCTTCATTCATTTGTTTGTATATGTCTTCGTATGTCATTATCATATTTTAAATAAAATTCTTTTTGCAATCATAGATAGATACGCTGCTGCTCCTCCAATACATAATGAGTCAATAAAAGGACTATATGTTGGCAGATAATACCTTATAAGATACATTATCATTGCTGACCAAAATGATAAGCATACTACACAATTAAATGGTTTGAAATCTAACCACTTTGGAAAGTCATTCATTGAGAAGAAACTAACCCAAATTAACGCTACTAATACTGTCATAAAGTTTATATCTTAAATCTGCTATTTTATCCATATGAAATTCTTGAACATCTTCGTGAAGTTGCGAACTTAAATCAACAACCATTTGTGGATTGTCTATTAATGTCTTCATGTGCTTATACCAATCGCCTCTATTTTTTACTACCAAACAGTTTTTCTTGTGGTCAAGTAATGGCGAGTAAGGATAAACATCTGAAACTATTACTGCTTTCTTTTTGAATCCTGACTCAATTAATTTTAAGTTAGATTTCATATTATTGAAACGATTATTCCTCAAAGGAATTAAAGATACATCAATATGGTTAAAGAACTCTGCATAGTGAGTAACAGGTTGTGAGCCATACAAAAGGAACGAACCTTCTTGTGCTATACCCTTACAACTTAAAACTCCTGCAATCGCTTGAGAAGTGTCATCTGTGCCATCATATCCTCCATATACAACTCTAAATTTATCTTTATCTTCTGAGGTGTAAAGATATCTTAAAGCATCATGCATCATTAACACATCTTCAAAATGCGTTATTGAACCCGACCAACCAAAATGTAGTTTATCAAAGTTTGTTTCCTTTGGTTCAAATTGTCCTTCAGGGAATATTCCATTAGGGATTACATGGACATTCTTATGACCTAACTCTGCTCTAATTGAATTAGCTAATAGTTCGTGAGTGCAAGTTATTGCAAAAGCATTATTGACTGCAAACGCTATTTGTTCTGCATGATTTAATTCTCTTGCTGCAGAATAAAGTAAATGCCAATTAGGTAATCTCCAATCATCATCTAAGTCTAATATATATCTTAACCCTGCTTCTCTTAATTTATTAATCAAATCAATTGGTTGACCTATTTTAGATACAAATCTATTAACTACTGCTATATCAAACTGTTGAAGGAATTCTATTGGCTGCGAATCTATTTCTGTTATTAAACTTATCTCACAATCCTGATGTAGAGTTCCTAAAACATTATGAGGCATGAATAACCTATGATAATCTACTCCCGAAATCTTAGGATACGAAGGAACGATTATTAATATTTTCATATTTGACTTGCTTTTTCTTTTATTTTATCCTTCACTTTTCTCAAGGCTGAATAACTTATGCCTGTGGCTTTCTCAACTTTCTTCATATCTCCTAATTCGTTATAGAGTAATACTATTCTATTTTCAAACTCCGATAGACTTAACATAAAATCTTCTGCTTTTCTAATTAGGTTTTCTTTATTAGATTCTATTATATGAAATTCTTCTAATCTTTTTTCCTGCTTCAGAACTATCTTTCCAAATGCACCTGTTCGTGAACTCATATTCCTAACTACACAATAGAACCAAAAGTTTAATCCAACTGTAGAAGGTAATTTGCTATCTTCTGTTTCCAAAAGGTAAAGACATACCTCTTGAAATATATCATCTGCATAAGACTGATTCAATACATGACATATCCTACGAAAGTTAGGGTCTGTATTAATAATCTTTAGCAGTTCATTTTTCACAACTTAGAAAAGTTATTTTTTATTTTCTCTCTTGCTGCTTCAACTCCACCTGCTGCTTGAATATCTTCTACTCGCAGCATAACTGTTACCGGTTGCTTTGTCTTTCCTTTTACCGACCCAATTGGTCTTCCTCTTTTATTCATGATACAAATTTAATTTTTATTTTAAAAGTGAATTGAACAAGTTTTAAACTTCATTGAATTGCCTCTCTATTACTAACTCTTTTTCAAGTTCTTCAACCCTTTTGGCTGCATCAATTAGGCTTTGATTAGCTTTAAATAAATCTTTCCTCCATTTCAATTCATCCAAATAAATCTTTCCAATATGCATGAATACAAATATTAGTTTCTGCATTGTCTTTTCTGCGTTGTCCTTTCTCGCTCCTTGCATCTTATCCAAGTTTTCCCATAGAGAACCAATAACCTCGCTTTGGTTTGATAGAACTAAGTAGTTTAATTCTTCGTTGCGTTTATGCTCCTCAAGTTCTCTTGTGGCAAAAAATAACTGCTCAATCGTTTCCTTGTATTTTTCTTTGTAATCCATTATAATTTTTTAAATACTAAAATGTTTTGGTGAACTTTTACAAGTTTTTGCGTTTTCATATTTCCGTTTGCTCTCATACTTGCACTTGCAATAGCATTTAAAAGTATCGCTTCATTATAAAACTTCATTCCGCACTTTTCAAATGCTTTAATAGTATCGGGAACAAAACCAATATAAAAACCATTTTTATCTCTTACTTCTCCAACTACAAAACAAGCATAACCACCAACTTTTAAAAGTTTACAACTCTTTGCAATTATACTTTCGTAAAGTTCTAAAAATTGCTTGTATGGTTTATTACTAATATCGCCTTCTAAATCGCTATAAACTTCTAAATCAGCATAAGGTGGGCAACTCATAACCATATCAAATTTAGTGTTCCAATTATCATTTAAAAGTTCGTTACTATCTCCTACATACCATTGCGGTTGATTTTCTATTGGCAAAATATCCATCGCTTGTTCTCGGTTGCTATCAACTTGTTCTTGTCTTATATCAATTCCGCTATATTTATATCCTAAATAATTGGCTACAATGCCACGAACAGAACCACCAGCAAAAGGGTCTAATATAGTTCCACCTTCATCACAAAACCAATGATATAAAACCTCACAAAGTGCAGGGTCAAAAACGCTTACATATTCGGCAGAGTTTTTTTCTACGGCAGTAGTTCCCATGTTTATCACTTTGGAATCTCTACCAACTTCGCTTTTTAATCCTTTGCAAATCCAAAGTCGTTTTCTCTTTTGCCAATTTCCGCTTTTAGTATCTAATATGCTAAAAGGTGGCTCAATGAATTTATCTCTTAATAATTCATCTTTTACAATTTCGTTTCCGAATAAATCTGTATTCATATTTTTTTTATTAAAATGGTGTTTCAATAGTTTTTAAATCTTCAATCGTTTTGTAGGTATCATTTTTATATATCCCTAATGCAGCGTAATAAGTTAGTTCTGCAAATCCTCCTTTTTTACCTACTATCTTTGGCTTTGCTTTTTCTACTTTTACTAAAGTTGTATAGTCATTTGGGTCATCCCAATTTCTGTGAACTACTAACATTGATTGAGCCTTTGCATACCAAAGTGAACCTCCTTCTATTTGGTCTGGTCTTGGAGGAGGGATAGGTTTAGGCGTTCCTGCATCGGGGTTTCTTGGATGCGCTAATAGGAATCCATGGCAATCATTTTGTTTTGCAAATCTATTGAATCTTGGAATCTCATATTTAAGGTACTCACTTATTGAGCCTCCTCTTGTCCTTACATCGTGTTCTAAATCGTTCCAATTGTCTATCCCGAATGAACTTATCTGAAAGTCTTTAAATCCTTCCTTACATACCTCATAAAACGCATCGGGAGTATTATCGTGTTCTTCGGGTTCTATTACTTTAAAATAATCTTGAATAAAAGGTAAAGCATTATAAACCTCTCCTTCATTTATTGCGTTACCATGTAGCTTGTTAAAAGTCTTGCCCGTGTACATGAATATTAACTCGGAGTAAATTTCTTCAGCCGTTCCTGTTTCGGGTGAATAAATCAAATGTCTTTGACCAAACTTTTTTGTTAAGTTCATTAAAAGATTCAAATAAAAACTTGTTTTACCACTTGTTGGATAGCCTGTGATTATTGTTGTATTACCTTTTCTTACTGTATAGTGTTTATCAAGATTTATCCATCCTGTTGATACTCCCGGATAATTACCAAACTTATGTAGGTTCATAATTTTGTCTGTAATTTGATTGGCTGATACTATTCGCATGGCTCACCCTTCCAATTTAATTTAACTTGCTTTGGGGTTGTTTCTCTCACATCAAAAATACCTGCATAATTATTAGCCATAGATTGCTCAATTATTTTTAATGCTTTATTAACATCATTATTAGATAATTGATAAAGTTTTTTATATAATTGCTTTCTACTCATAATATTTTTATATGGTTCTTTTCTTTTACTTTTATAATCAAACCACAAATCAAACACATCTTTAAACTTTTCCCCATAAGTTTCTATAACGTATTGTTCTTCCTCTTTCTCTTTCTCTTTCTCTTGTACCGAACCCCCTTCAATACCCCCTTGGATACCCCCTTCCGCACCCCCTTCAGTAGGTGTTAATTTAATGCCAGTTTTACCCTCATAACCAATCACTTGGCTATCTATACTAAACTTTTGACCTATGTATGCAAGTTTAGCATTTCCAATTAATCCATTTGGTTCTATGCCTTCAAATTGTTTTTGCAATAAAGCCTTAATGAAAGAAACAAATTCTTTTTCTTTTAGTTCCATAGCTACTTCATAATAGCTACGATAGAAATTAAATGCTTTCCTCATCACTAATCCTCCAAGAAAGAAATTTGTTTTCTTAATTCTTTTGCTAATCTAATAGATGTTGCTTTATCAAGTCTAATTGCCCTTACTTCAGATAAGTCATCTTTGTCATAATTAATCCTAATAAAAATTTGATTTGATTCCAATGCGCAAACCTCCAAAGTAGGTTGCAATTCTGTTTCAGAATCTTCCTGAAATGTTAATATTACTGCCATAATTTAATAATCAATTTCGCATTGATTAAGCGTAAATAAAAAAGTCCGTTCGTTCATTGGTTTCGCAAGGGTGTAAGAGAACCCAACCAACTACTAAAACGGACTATTTTGAATATTTTTCATTTCCTTACTTTTATAGGCTGCGAAACCCAAATGCAAATATAACTATTTAAAATACATTTGCAAACCTTCTTTATAAAATTCATCTTTCAGAATTCTATATTCCTTGAATCGCATGGAAGTTCCGAATCGTGTTTTGCTTTGTTTCCACCTTGATTCAATAGTGAAATACTCTGCAAATTCTCCTACTCTGGTTGTTAACTTCATGCTGCCTGTTTCGTTAAAAGCAGTACCTGCAGTAATCCATTTTTTTGTTGATAATAATTTAATCAACGCTTGTGTTTGTGTTGTTGTTTTCATAAATAAATGTTTAAAAGTTTATTAAATTGTTTTCTGAGTTCTATTCTTCTTTCTATTGGTCTTGGTAATCGTTCTGTTCCGTTTAATTTGATTAGGTCTTTAATGCAACTACGAGCCGTTTTAATGCAATCTTTTAGTTCTTCTTTATTCCACTTCATTGAAGGATAAATAGCGTTTAAATCATGCACATACTCATAAAGTTTATAGATTTCTAACTGCTTATCATATCCGCTTGGGTTTCCATGCTTATGAGTGTTGTCTGCTTCTGACTGAATCCATATATTGAATAGATTAAATCTTAAATTATCCCACCCACCTACTGCATAACGATGTCCTCCATTCATCTTGCCTATGATTCTGCCACTTGAAATACATGGGCAGTCTTGGTCTATCAATCTTGCAATTAAGTTTACTTCTTTTTGCAGTTCTCTTTTGTGATCGGATAGGCTTTTAATGTTTTCCTTCATCGCCTCTCTTTTAACTTTAGTTTCCTGCTCCATTTTCTTCAATCCATTAATTCTTGCCTGAGATATGGCACATTCATAAGTACAGAACTGTTGCAAAGTTCTTACTGCTTCAAACTTTAATTTACAGAACTTACATTTCATTAGTGTATATATATGGTTTAAGTAAGATAATTTTTTTGTTGTGATTAATTCCAATCTTTTCCAACTTGCTTATCACTTCTGAATCGTTTGACTCTATTAAATCATTGATATAGTTAACTGCATTGATAACTGTACTATGGTCGCGATTAAAATAAAGTCCAATAGATTTCCAAGTTCCAAGTTGGTTTGCTCTTGCATACCACATTGCAATCTGCCTCCATGTTTTTGGTTCTTGCTCTCTTGTCTTTGAACATATCAGATTCCTATCTCCACCTGCTTCAGAAATCTTACTTAAAATAGTATCTAAATGTTCACTCAAGGTGATAGGTCTGTCCGCTGATATGCGGACATAGAACCCATTCCTGTTAATTAGACTTATCATGTTTAAAATGGTAAATTATCATGATCACTATCACTCTTACCAATTTCAGTAGGTGCAGTTGGGATAACTACTATATTTGAATCTTTACCGTTACCTACATAGATATTTGGTTGGTCTTTTTCTTCCTTTGTTTTGCTTACGCTTAAGGAGTGAGTATTTCCAAACTTGTCTACTCCATCTTTGTTCTCCCACAAGATTAAGTTAATCCACTTTTCACCAGTCTTTGAAGTGGTGATTTTGTCCTTTGGTAACTTGCTTAAATTTACGCTAATTTTAATCATTTTGTTTTAATTTAATTTGTTTAATAATTTTAATTTTAATTCTTGAGCATTTTCAATTTTGTTTAAGATATCTTGAATCCTTTCTTGATCACGTTGAATAATTATATGATGCGACTGTAAAGATTCTTTATCAAATCTTGGATCGTATGAAAAGAAATGACATTTATCTCTGTCACATAGATGCATATTCAATTGCATCTGGTCATAATACTTTGGAAGTTCCTTTTGAAAGTTTTCTGCAGTGACATACAACTTATAATACAAGTGAGTGTCTGAATTTGGACATTTAATCTCACCAATCGCATCAGGAAAGATAAGGTCAGGTGTTCCACCAAAGGAATCTGAGCAGAAGAAAACGAATCCCCCATGCGATGTATATATAACATCATTTGAGTTTACATCTAATCCTAATAAGGTTGCCAATGCAAGAGCAGCAGGTGGTTCATTGTCCTTTCCCCATTGCATTTCTGCGCTGAAATAATTAGGCTTTGATGCTCCACATAATGAACTTACTTTTTCAAGTACAAAAGTAATTGCACCATCACTCAACTCACCTGATTTTGGTTTAGTCATTAGCCTATTAATTTCAGAAGAGGTAAATAATCCTCTACGATAACCCAACCAATCTTCTTCTGTTTCAAATACGAATCTTTTAATTTCCATTGAGTTTATCTTTATTAGATTTTACAAATACATTTAATTTTTCATCCGGTGTAAAGGCTAAAGAATCTTTTCTGTTTAAGTCTCTACCCATTAATGCTCCAAAGTGTTCAGCAGCATCTTTGATTGCATAACTTTTTGCCATTGGTAAAGCCATCATTACTGCTCCTTTATTAATTGCTCCTAAGTCTGCTGCACTTGAGCCTGATTTAGTTTGTAATTCTGCTGCTCCTACGCCATCAAAATAACTCCATTCGCCTGTTACCGGTGAAACATAATGTAGTCTAATAGTGCAATAAACTGCATTGAATAACGCACCTTCACGAAGAACTTCTACTCTAAATTCCTTTACAATTTTTTGAAGTAAAGTTTCAATAGTTCCAATTGGAATGTACTTTGAGTTTCCTGCATATTTGTTTTCTTTAACCCATGCAGGATTGGGTGTTTGATTCATTAGCCAATTAAATGAATCTTGCTTGAATGCTTTTTCAGCCTTATCTACCTCGTAGAGTTCAGCTAATTTTGGTAAGTCTGTTGTCATTATGCAAATATAATTTTTATTACTCCTTTAAATAAATAATCCTAAATCATTTTGTTCTGCCACCCATTCTGCCCACTCCTTTTTCCATTGTTTAATAAATGCTTCGCCTAAATCTTCAAGGTCTAATTCGGTGCAGAACTCAGCAAGTGATTCTACATCTGAAAGCCTATCGCACTTTTCAAACTTAGACCAAAGGCAATCTGTAATGTATTGTTTTTGTATTGGTATCATAATTATTCCTCCTCAAATAAATTCATCATTTCGCTAAATGATATTGTACTGCTAAAATTACACAAGTTATGCAGTTCGCAAACTGACCCATAACTAACACTTGTTATGTATTGCTTTTCAAGTGCGTTAATTAAGTTTTCTCCTGTAATCGGATACTTCCTTAAATTCTCCATAACCTTTTCTCTTGGTTCGGGTTTTAATCTTTCAAATAATGTTTTCATAATTAATTCATGTTAAAAGTTTGATGGTAAATAG